GCACAAATTTCCATCATATTGCTCTACAATATGACGGCACAGGATCATTCCATCTATGGTTGGACGGCACACACAAAGTCAGTGCAACACACAGCATCACCACAGCAACAGAACTTTATTTTGGAAACAAGAGAGCAGGTGAAGGAAGCAATTCAGGAACCAATACCATAGATGAGATAAGAGTTTCAAACACCACAAGATACGCACACAGCACAAGCAATATCACAGTGCCAACTTCTGCATTTACAAATGACAGCAATACAGTGGCATTGTTCCATTGTGAGTCGACTACACAAACGGATGACAATTCATAAATAAATTAGAGGAGAAAATATATGTCATGGCCATCAGGAACAAAAGCAAGTACAACAAATGTTGATGCAGGCACCGACAGTGTCACAAGTGCAAGAGGCGATATTAAACAGAACATAGACAATGTGAACACAATCATTGACTTCTATGATGCATCAGGACCTTACGCAACCAAGGGTGAATACACCAAACAACAATATTTTGACTTGTCAACACTTACTGATACCTCTAGCATATCTTGGGACCTCAGCACCAATCAAGTGGCACAAGTCACACTTGCAGGCAACAGGGCATTGGCAAATCCTACAAACAAAGAAGCAGGAGCAACATATGTGCTTATTGTAAAACAGGACGGCACAGGCAACAGAACTTTAAGTTATGGAAGTGAATACAAATTTCCAGCAGGCACGGCACCAACTCTTTCAACAGGTGCAAATGATGTCGATGTTTTGTGTTTCGTATCCGACGGGACGAACTTATATGGAAACGCCATGTTGGATATGTCGTAAATGCCATTCACAGCACCTTTATTATCAGTAGCGGCAAACCAATTCGATTGTTTGGTCGAAATGACTACCGGATATTCTACAAGTTCAGGCAGTTCCAGTCAGTTCGTAAGATACAACATTGGTGCTTTCAATTTGCTCAGTGATCCAAAAAACATTGTTAATCAAATTAGAAACACATCAAACCAGGATAGTATTCAATTCAATAGTGCGGGCGGTTCCACAATAAAAATGACAGTGGTGTCTGATTTCACTTATACCAGTTCACCCAGCAACACCAATGACCAAGCGGGTTTCGACGAGGTCAATATCACTCATGATGGGACCTATATTCCCTTTGGAAATTTACCTCAATATAAAACTTACACAGGTGGTTCAGCACAAACCATCAAGGATCAGACTTTAGGTATGAGTGCGTCATCACCAGGAATAACATTTTCAATTTACAAAGCAGGCGCAGGCGGATCATTCACAGCATCAGGCAGACTGTTAATAGGCTTTAACAAAACATAATAAATAAACAAGTTATATAACAAAAACCTTTAAAGGAGGAAAAAATCATGTCAGCATTGTCAAATCAATATGAAAATAAAATTTTAGATCATATTTTGAACAATACGGCTCTAGCACAAGGAACTGTTTAACCTAGAGCAATCTATCTTAACAAACGAAGTGTCAGGCAACGGATACAGCAGACAGACTGCTTCATTCGGCGCGGCATCATCAGGATCAGCATCCAACTCAGGTAACTTGACTTGGACTGCTAGTGGAGGTGCCTTTGGGACCATTACCACGGTCGCCTTGATTAACTTGCCAGGTACAACTGATTCAGCAGGCGAAGGGGAGGTCATCGCATACTCGGTTTTGGCGGCTAGTAAGGATATCCAGGATGGGGACAGTTTTCAGATAAGCACAGGTAATCTTACACTTACACTTGCTTAATTAGATTAGGAGTCTCACAGTGGCAGATATCCTATATGTACAAGATGGATATGTCGCTAATGGCTATGTCAAGGCGACGAGAATATCGTCCGCATCACCGTCAGCAACATCCAGTCTCACAGTCAGTGGCGGAGCGATCCGTCAAGGGCAAGCCACTCTCAAGATAAATCAATCAGGACTGACATGGGCCGAAATGGGCACATGGGAGGAACCCATACAAGAATACTGGGGTCCTAATTTTATTGTTTCAGCAGAGAAGTTTCTAGGCGGCACAGCGAATATGAATGCTGTTGCCACAGCATCATCATCTGCAATATTCACAGCAAATCCTACAATCAATCTAGATGGAGTGATGAGTGCCACAATGACAGCAAACATTGTGGGTTCAGGCATTGTGATTCCTGCGGGAACTTTCACAGCAACCATTGTTGGTAATAGAATAGGAAATACAAGTGCCAGTGCATCGGCAACAGGAGCCAGCACAGCAACTGGTGTTCTACAAGCAAAAGGGTCAAGCACGCCTTCCATCCAAGGCACTTTGTCCACTATTGGCAACAGCACACTGCAAGGTTCAGGTACATCAGCATCAACTACAAGTGCGTCTATTGATGGCGATGCCATTAGAAGAAGCACAGCCACAGCAAACAACACACTGACAGTTTCATCTAGTGGTATCATTGTAATTGGAAGCACAGCCACTCTTACAGGCACAGCAACCTTAAACATTCCAGGCACAGGCGTATTCATAACCAGAGGTACAACAGCAACACCAAGTATCACTGGTTCATTGAGTGTTGTGGGAGGAATACTAGCAGAGGGCACAGCAACAATGGGCGGGGTGGTATCCACTTTATCCATAGGCAGTCAATTTGCAATTGATCCGTTTAGAGTCATTACTATTGACACAGAGAGTCGTATAAATATCTTACAACAAGAAACAAGAAACCATCTTGTGCCGAGTGAAACCAGAAAATATCAAGTGCAACACTTATCACTGGTAAATGAGACGGGTATACTAGACAGGAGAGAAGGATAATTCATGGCAACACTAACAGGATTCAAACAAGACAGAGCAGGATTGTTTATAGAAAAAGATCCTTTTTCATTATTAGATTACACATTGGATTGGACCAATTGGATGCCAGCAGGTGACACAATTGCCTCTGCAACAATAAACATCGAAACAATTAATGGAGATGCATCACCTTTAGCGGCAAGCGGCAGTCCAACGATAAGCAATAACACCATAGCAACACAAAAGATACAAGCCGGCACAGCAGGCAATATCTACAATATAGAATTTAGAATTACAACCACAAATGGATTGAAAGATTCAAGAAACTTTAGAATTAAAGTATTGGAAAGACAAGCATAATGGAACAAGAAAAAGATAACCACAGAGGCAAGAAAGTAGACAAGGAATTAATCTACAGACTGGCAACCATGATGTGCACCTACAGGGAGATTGCATTATGCGTGGGTATCAGTGAAAGAGCAGTGTCTAAAAAATATAAAAATTTAATTGAGAAAGGCAGAGAGGAAGGCAAGAAGTCTCTGCGTAGAGCACAATTTGAAAAAGCATTGAAAGGTGATACAAAAATGTTGACTTGGTTGGGTAAACAATATCTAGGTCAAAAAGATTCACCTGAAGATAGAGAAGGCACAGCGCCTTTACCTTGGGAGGATTAATGGCACTATCAGAAGCACAAAGAAATATTTGCGATTCAGATGCAAGATTCCGTGTATCTGTCACGGGTAGGCGCTTTGGCAAAACATTTTGTGCCATGAGAGAATTGGCACGACACGCAACAAAAACCAATCAAGAAGTGTTATACATTGCACCTTCTTATCGTATGGCAAAATCAATTGCTTGGGAAACATTAAAAGACAAATTAAAAAAATTAAGATGGGTTGAACAAACCAACGAAGCAGAATTAACCATTAGATTGAAATCCGGATCCAAAATTTACCTTAAAGGTGCAGAGAACAGAAATGCACTTAGGGGGTTAGGGGTAGATTTTTTGGTACTCGACGAATTTCAAGATCTAGATCCAGAACTTTGGACTGCTGTATTAAGACCTACTCTTTCAGATAGAAAAGGCAAGGCATTGTTCATAGGTACGCCAAGAGGCATTGGATCATGGAGCCATGAAATGTATGTCATGGCCCAGAATACAGATGATTGGGCGGCTTTCACTTATCGCACAATCGACGGAGGCATAGTTGATGAAGACGAAATAAATCAAGCAAAAAGAGACCTTGACACAAAAACATTTGAACAAGAATACTTGGCAACCTTTAACACATTCTCCGGAATGGTTTATTACAATTTTGAAAGAGATAACCATGTTGCACCGTTAAACAATATTAACACAGCAGACATACACTGTGGCATGGATTTTGGTTTTACTCCGATGTCGGTTGCTATCAGTGTTATACAAAACAATGC